TTTCCAGCCTGAAGCATGGCGGCGCGGTGACACCAGATAATCCAGCCAAGCGCCATATCCCATACCATGTAATCTCTATCGCCATTTTTTGCTCTGCGGCGATCTACAGATTCTCCGAAACGCTTCTCCATAAATAATTCATAGGCTGCTCGTTCATCCGATACTGCTGCCAGTGATGCCAGCGCAATCCGTGCCAGCTCTTCCGCTTCTTCTGCTGGAAGCACAACGTTGCTACCCGGTCCGTATGTTTCGCGCCAATGCTGGATTGTCAGCAGTCGATCTTTGGTAATAGTGGTCATAGCTATTTCACCTTAATCTCAACATTTCGCAGCTTTAGCTCTACTGGCATGTCTGACTTTCCTGTTAATGCTAATGCGAGATTTTCTGGAGTAATGAGAGCAGTTATTGTTTTCCCCATCGCCAGACGAATAATCATTCGTATTTCGCGATCGTCACATGCTCCTGGTCGAACAATTGATATTTGTCCGTTCATCTCACTCTCCTTTGATGCGAATGCCAGCGACGCGTAATGCGTGTTCTAGGTCAATCAGGTAAAGCCAACTGCCATTTTCTTTAGGTATCATGACATGTCGCTCATCTGCATTTATCGGGTGTCCATATCGAAGGTCGTAGCGAGTCGGTAATTGAACTTCCCGCGCTTCCAGTTCAGCAATACGCTTGCTCCCATCAGAGATAACGCCTTCGTAATACTCACGCTGCTCGTTGAGTTGTGATTTTGCTTCTTCCAGTCCATCCAGCAAATCAGCGATAATATCCGCTTCCCGATGACGGATGTGACGCTTAAACGCAGCAAGAGCCGCATCACAATCCCGTTCAGCATTTGGGCTGTCCGGGGTAGCCTGATACCACGCCAGCGTCGATTGATAGTTTTGTGCTGCCTCACGCAGTGCCTGATAGTCAATCTTGCCCACTGGCTGCCTCCTTTGCCGGGATTTCTAACTTTTGAGTGGTTGTATCAAATTCAAACAACTTAACCACGTCATCAAACAGGACATAATCACCATCAGGATCTTCAGTCATATCAGCGCCACAATCCTGACCGCACGAGTCGCAACCTCCCATATCAAGCTCGTATCGCTTCAGGTTCGCGATATTTGATAAATTCAGCGCCAGTATAGCCAGATCATTAACCTCGTCTGCGATATACCCTGCACCATGTCCATACATTTCAATGCGGGATATGATTTCTTCTACACGTTGTTTTGTGATCGTCATTTTTCTCTTCACTCCGATATACAAGGATTACTACACCCCCTCTGCTGATTGCGCGAGCTGGATCCCCTGGTTCCATGCCGTCAATTCCGAAGGCTTCGAAAAATGCATCCATTGCCTTCTGGCGTTGCTCCTGCTTACGGCGTTTATTCCATTTTTTCATGAACAACAGTGACAGCCATCGTCCGCTGCAGAACATAATGTAGAAATAACCAAGAAGTGCCAGGCCGGCGTTCAGGGCCATATCAATCGTTATCGCCGGGTCAATATTCACTGCCCACCTCCTGAAAAATCACCGCATGGCCCGGTTTCTCCTCCAGTGCCAGCTCAGCCCCTGCACCTGCCGACTGCTGCCAGCCTTTCAGCATGTAAACCGCATCCACGCAACGGAGCATTGCCATGCAAATATCCATGTAGTGTGGCTGAGTCAGCCCGTCCGGAAGTACTGCCGGGTTTAAAACGGTATGCCCTTCCCGTTTCAGCACCTCTTCCGTTTTGTGAAATGCCTCGCGGTTAAAATTTTCATATCCCGTCATCGGACCGGCGATATAAACCCTCACCCTCACTCCTGAACCCTCCTGTCGAAATAAACGTAGTTATTCACTGCGCCCAACTTCATCCCAAACTTTTCGGCAATTTCCCGTCGGGGTACACCACGCTGATGCAGTTGCCACGCCAGCTCAATATCACGCTGTGAACATTTGGCTGACTGGTGATAATCACCCCGTAACATCATGCTGATACCCAGTTCCCGCGCTTTCGTCCTGACGGCTGACTCACTACGGCCAATCAGATAACCGATGCTTTCGACTCTCATCGTTCCCGCACACTGCCGGAGTATCAGGATTTCAGCCCAGCGCCACTTCTTCCAGCCACTCACCGCTGCTGCTCTCTGGTGGCGGTAATATCCCGGAGAATATCCCTGTGTTTGTTCAGTTCCCGTAGCGCAGCACAGACTCGCTCCCACTTCTGAACATTACTTTTCGCCCGGCGCAGCTCGCGGTTAGCCACATGCAGCGATGGTAGAATCAGGTCATCTGCTTTCGCTTCAGTGAACGATTGCTGCAACTTCACAATGTCCTCCACCGCTTCTGTTTTAATTTCTTCCTGTGCAGCCGTTTCCTGGACTGGTAACGCAACACCAGCTGGCTGAGGAAGGGCTTTACCCTCCGTTTCAGCTACGGATGCTGCTTTCGGCTCTGCCGGTAAATCAACGCCCGGTATGCAGTAACGAAATTTACCATCCTGATTCACGCGAATCAGACACCCTTTGCTGATTGCCATTGCCAGCGATGAATTCGCCCGGCGGGAGGTAATTCCGAACATCAATGCCAGTTCATCCGCCGTTTGTGGGCCATGTTGTTCAATCGCCTCTGTCAGCATTTGCGCCGTCACTTTCGGTACCGGTGACACCGGTTCACTTTCACCAGCCTGAGTCAGCCACCATATCGCCCCCTTGTTATCCGCTTCTCCACGGCGTTTCAGTTTCCACAGTTCGTTGACAGCCTCTTCACGACTAATTCCAAGGCGAGCTGCCACCACATGTGAAGAGGCTCTTTTCAGTGCTTTCAGTGCGTCAGATACGGTTTCCATTAAAATTTCCTCCGACAAAATCGTTTCTCAGATTCAAACAAAACCAGCCGCCTTCCGGCGCTCGTATTCCTGTTTCAGTAATTCAATTGGCGTTGGCCCTTGCGGGCACTTCGGCGATGCGAGTTGTCTCCGGATCGGGGGAATACTCATCCCGTTACCAACTTGCTTTGCCCATTTCGTCAGTTGCCGTTCTGCAAGTCGTTTTAACTCACCTTCCGTCATCTGCCGCTCAATCCCTCTGTCACGCATCTCGAGGCAAATGTGGTACAGCACCGGCTGTGGCCACGGGTATTTATCACTCCCGTCGTACCGCCAGGATTCATTCCTCCAGCGACGGTACTCCTCCATCACGGCATCCACCGTCAGGCCAAATGGATTTGCCCCGCTCTCCGAAATCAACGCCACAAACTCAGCCAGATCCGGAGGCCACGTTTCACCCGCCCGGCAGCGGTCCATGCACTGACGGCAGACCTGCCGGATTTGCTGTTCAGTCATCGCGCCAATCTGAGCAATCCAGAGCTTCGACGGCGCAGCCCCGTTCTTCTGGGTCCAGCGGTTCGAATACACCTCCCCCATAAGTTCCCACAGCTTCCAGGCCGTTTCCGTTGCTGATAAATCCGTTTTCACGTTCCCACTGTTCACGTGCTGCCCGAATTTCCTGAACTGCCCGTGATGCGGTGCCACCTGGTGCTGCATGGCTTACCCCCTTGCTGACTGGTTTTACCTGTGCCCTGACGTGCTGCACGTGACGGGCAAATTTCTGCTCCCACTGAACCTGCGTGAAAACCTTCCCCTCCGCCATCCAGTAATCCCGGAATGCGGCAAGCTCAGCAGGTGTAAACTCAGGCTCAGGCAGAGCCATACCCCACACTGCTGCCCGCTGTCGAAAATCCGGCGACGGTTGCCAGACTCCAGTCATCGGAAATTTCCCGATCGGTTCGCTCAGGCCGTCCAGGTATTCAGGTTCGGCTGTCTGCAACGACGCGTCATTCAACTCACCGGTCGTAGCACTCTCGCGCATGCGCGCGTTATGTGTGGGGTTTAATTCTTTATCTGTATCTGTATCTGTCGTGATTTGTCGTGACATATGCGTGACGCGTCGTGACTCATCGTGACAATCAGTGTTCTGCTTCCGCAGTCTTTCCCGCTCCCGCTGCGCTCTCTTGCGCTCTGCCGGGGATTTTGCGGTTTGCGAAACATTACCGTTATCCTCCTTCATCACCTGGCGTTTTTCCCATCCGGAAATAAGATCACCATCCAGAACTCGCCCCTGCATTGCATGCAAAATTGAATCAATCACGTCTTCCGTCACATCAAGCGCACTTGCTAAATCTTCCGTCGTGACATCAATGTGACCACGTAGTGACACGCCGTGACATGTCGTGACATTTCGTGACGCACTCACCAGAAGGTGGATATACACCGCCATCACTGTTGCGATTGGCTGTCCTGAGACCCTGGCAATGGTTCGCCATTTGGGATCATTTGGCATGTCATGCCACAATCTGAGCCAGGCATTAGCCATACTCACCTCATCTGATACCGAACTTTACCCTCGAACATCCGGAAGAAATCCGGCATGAATATTGTTGGTCAATGCACGACAACAGCATTACCAGGCTGACCACCACTGTTAGTCAGGGTGCCCCAGGCGATCGCCGCTGCGACAAAATCATCCACATCTTTCACCAGCCGATCCCTCCGTTCGACGATCTCACGGTAATATTCAGAGCTGTGACTGCGCATACGGGCCACCAGCAGAGGCGGCATTGCCTTTTCGATCGCCGGTAACAGAGCCTG